AAAAATTATACATATTATCCTGAACTCACCGATAATAAATTTCAAGAAAAAATATATAATAAAAAAGAATTTTATGAGCACAGAATACCAAAAGAAACAAGAAAAATGGAAGAAATTTGCAAACCAACAGAGTTCGACTTATTTCCTCAACAAAAATTATTAAAAAATTATTTATCAATCAATACACCTTACAATGGAATTTTGATATTCCATGGAGTAGGTGTAGGAAAAACATGTGCAGCTATTTCGATTGCTGAAAATTTTGTTAATTTAGTTAAAAGATATAAAAAAAAAATATTAATTTTATCAAGCCATTCTCTTAGAGAAAATTTTATTAAAACAATTTACAATATAGACAAAGAAAATTTAAAAAAGTCAAGTGATGATGTTACTCAATGTACTGGAAATAAATACATGTTAACAGATGATGATAAATTTTTAACAAGAGAACAAAAAATTAGAAAAATAAAAAGAAACATATCTAAATCTTATCAATTTATGGGTTATGGAAGATTTGCAAATGAGGTTAAAAGAAAAACTGGGTGGAATGGCAGAAAAGCAGATTTAACAAATGAAATGATTAAAATAATTAAAAAAGAATACTCAAATCGTGTAATTATAATTGATGAAATTCACAATATAAAAAAAAAATCAAATTCAAGCGACAATGATAGGCAAGTAGCTTTTATTTTAACAACAGTTATAACAATTGCAGAAAATTTGAAATTAATACTTATGTCTGCTACCCCAATGTATGATAAACCAAAGGAAATAATATTTATATTAAATTTGTTATTGCTAAATGATAATAGAGAACCCATTGATTATACAAAAATATTTGACAAAAATGGTTTTATAAAACCGGAAGGGGAAAAAATATTAGAAGAATATTCTAATGGTTATGTATCATATTTGAGGGGTGAAAACCCAACAACATTTCCACTTAAAATATTTTCTCAACAATCGAAAGTTTTAAATTATAAATATGATATCAATGGTAATCCGATATTACAAAAGCTACAAATTGAATATACAAGAATGATAGATTGTCCAATGACTAAATATCAATATGAATTGTACAAGGAAGTTGATAGTGAAAGAAAAATAGTAATAGAAGAAATTAATTTAAATAATGACGATTATGAAAATGATCTTGATAAAATCGAAATAAATAATATTAAATCCAATGTATTTACAAAATTAATACAAATTTCAAATATTGTATTTCCTCTTAAAAATGGTGGATTTATTGATGGAATAAGGGGGTTTAGTGATAGTGACAATGGATTGGGTGCTTTTTATATTGATAAAAAAAAGGGGAAAAAAACAATTCAATTTAAATATCAAAATCACGTCCTAATGAACCGCGGAACAAAAAATGAAAAACCTTTTATTGATAAAAAATATTTGGGCGATTACTCGTCAAAATTCGCAAAAATAATAAAATTTATTACAAAATCAAGTGGTCCTGTAATTATTTATTCAAGATATATTAGGGGGGGAATATTACCGTTTGCCCTTGCATTAGAACAAAATGGCATTCAACGATATTTATCTGGGAATGAACAACCATTATTGAATTATTCCTTCAATAAGAAAAAAGGTGGGGGAATATCAGAACCGATATATTATAAAAATGGAACGCCTTTATCAAAATTTAAAAGTGTATCAAAATTTAAGCCAATGAAATATGCAATTCTTTTTCCAGATCAAGAATTTGTTAAAACAACACCATCAAGAATCGCAGAGATTATTAATAAAAAAAATAATATTTATGGTAGTGAATTAAAAATTATTTTAGGCACAAGAGTTATTTCAGAGGGGATTGATTTTAAGAATATTAGACAAATACATATAATTGATCCATGGTATAATCTTTCTGTTAATGAACAAATTGCAGGTAGAGGAATTCGTAATTGTTCTCATGTCAATTTACCAAAAGAAGAAAGAAATGTAGAATTATATCAATATGTTTCAACATTACCAAAAAAATTAAATAAAGAATCAGTTGATATTAAAAATTATAGATTATCAGAAACAAAGGATAAACAAATTAAAAAAGTTGAAAGAATATTGAAACGAACTGCATTTGATTGTTTATTGAATAAAAATGCTAATATTCTTGTTAAAAATAAAAAAGAAACAATAACAACTTCATTAGGGGAAAAAATTAAATTAATAAATGGATTACAACCATATTCAAGAGAATGCGATTATGTCAAAGATTGTTCCTATTCATGTTTATCTAATGATATAAAATCTAAAAAAGATACCAGTACATATGCAATTGATTTTGCGATTGATGATATAAAAAATGCAAAAAAAATAATAAAAAGAATGTACAAATATAACTACGCATATACCATTGATCAAATTCGCAGCAAAATAAATAATAAAATTCCATCTTTGCAAGATTTATATATTTTTATTGCAATTGATGAATTATTAAAATCTAAAAAAGAAGTAATCCAAGATAAATATGACAGAGAAGGGTATTTAATTTATAAAGGAGATTATTATATTTTTCAACCAGGTGATATTAATTATAATAAAATTCCAATGTATTATAGAGAAACACCACTAACATATAAAGTAGAAAAAATTGATATAACAGAACATATATCTAGACAAGAACAATATAACCAAAATAATGATAAAGTTATAAAAAATATTACTCAAATAATTAATACCCAGTATGATAAGCTATTAAAAAATAATTTTAATTTTTTAAAATCAACTTTTTCAGAAAATAATTATAAATTATTAATAATTGAATATATTATTGGAAGGTTATCATCAAACCAATTTATATTTTTAATTAATAATTTATTTAATTCAAAAGAAGCAAATATTAAATTTGAAAAGGAAATTTATACAATATTAAAAAAAAATATTATTAAGATCAATAATATAAATGCAATTATAATTGATAAAAAATATTATTGTTTTACTAATAAAAAAATAAAAAAATGTAGAATCGAAGATAAAAAAAATATTATAAAAAATATGAAAAAGAAAAAAAATATAGAAAATTCAAAATTATATGGTATTATTATAAATAAAAAATTAAAAATTATCGACCTTAGAAAATATACTGGTGCAAGAACTTTAAATAAAAAAATATCTAAAAGATCTGAAATCACAGGTAGAATGTGTTTAACTTATAGTATTAATGAAATATATGAAATTGTTAAATATTTAAAACTCAAAAATATCAAAAAGAAAAAAAAGAATATGTGTTTTGGTATTGAAATTATGTTAAGACATTTTGAAAATAATGATAATAAATTGCGACATTTTTATAAGAATTTTTAATTTGTAATGTATTTTTTGATCGATTTTTACAACTTCATTGACTTATATAATAAAAAAAAAAGTGATATATTTTATTATAAATATAATATATCATATAATATAATATGAGTTTTAAAACTGAGAATATATATAATAATATTACATTGTGTAAACAAATATTTATACCACCCGTGATGTTAAATAAAAATATTAAAACAGGGATCATAAAAGAATTAAGAAAAACATTTGAAGGAAAATGTACAGTAGAGGGTTTTGTTAAAAATGATTCAATTAATTTAATTAGGCGCTCGATTGGCATTTTAACGGGTTCTAATTTTAGAGGATATACAACTTATAAAATTGTTTTTTCTGCAGATATATGCAATCCTGTTAATGGACAAATATTTAATATACAAATTATAAACATTAACAGATTGGGAATATTGGGAGAAAATGGACCACTATCAGTTATTGTACCAAAAGAATATCATGAAAATAGAAATATTTTTAAAAATTTACAAATTGGAGATTTCATTGAAGTAGAGATTGTCGGTAAGCGGTTTGAAATAAATGATAATAAAATTTCGGTTATTGCAAGAATTAGTGGGGATGTAAATAAAAAGAAATTTGTTATTAAAAAATTTAAAGTAGATAATAGCAAATCACATAATAAAAATAATAATAATATTAATGAAATGAGCCAGGCAGAATCTGATGAAGAAGATTTAACAAATGATTTTGGATTATCTGACGAAAATATGGAAAATGATTTTAAAGAGCTGGGCGAATCAACAGATTCAGAATATTTATCTGAAGAAATTAGTGATTCTGAATTAGATGAAGAGAACGAAGATTAAGTTATAATTTAATGTTTTTTTATATTTTGTTTAATTAAATGGAGGAAAAAATAAAGTTTATAATGAATAATATTCATGAATTAAATAAAGATGAATATATTGAAATATTTAATATTATCAATAATTATAATATTTCTTATTCTCAAAATATAAACGGAATATTTGTAAAATTAATAGTTGATAATGATTCTATCAATAAAATCAATAATAATGTCCTTTTTTCAGATGAAGAAAAAAATAGTAAAATTTCCAATAAAAAAATAATCCAAGAAATTTTTCAATATATTAATTTTTGTATCAAAAATAATAAATTATTGGATTTAAGAAAACTAAAATTAAATTCAGAAAAAAAAAATTTAAATTGCAATTTGGGTTATAATTTTAAAAATATCAAAAAAAATTTAAAAAACAAAACTAACAACAAACAGTCTGATAAAAAAAAAGATTATAAAATGATTGGTGATAAAATTATTTTAAAAAAAAAAAAAGTAAAATATTCTTCTGTTAAAAATAAGATAATTAAAAATTATAAAGATATGTCTCTGCAACTTATTGCACCTTATTATTCAAGCAATTCAGCAAAAAAAAATAAAAAAATTATTACAAATGATGAATGCATTGAATTAGATTATTCTTAATGAAATAAAATAAAAAAAGAAAAATGTTTAAACAAATATAACTAATTAATATTAATTATGTTTAAAAATTTAGTATCACATATCGAACAAAACTATAAACAAGAAAATATAGATTTTTTAAATAAATTATGTGTTGGTAGAATCAAAAAAACACAAAGAAAACAAGTGAGAGATTATGATATTGTTTTAAATAATTATAAAAATGATATTCCATGTTATGATGATTTTTATATATTAGAAACACAGACAAGAGATTCCTTTGTCGAATCAATATTAATTCATTTATACAAAAATTTTTATAATTTTAATTTTGATGAAAAAAAAAGATTAATTATCGAATTCCGCAAATATTTATCTTATAATATCTCCGCATTTTTACAATCCAATAAAAAATTATCAAGGAAATTTGGAAAAAAGGGATATTTACAAGAAAAATTACTTAACTTTTCTAAAATATTAGTCAATGAACCATATGTAAATAAATATATTGCAAATTTAATAAATATTAATATTTATATATTCAATAAAAAATATGTACATGTAAATTATTCTGAAAAAGAACTTGTAAGCAAATACAAGCCGACAATATTCTTAGAATGTAGAAATGATGATGGATTCAATAAATTTAATGCTATATCGCATAAAAAATTTGAATTATTAAAATATTCAAATAATTTCGAAAAATTATTAGATAATTTATTTAATAAATATGGAAATAAGTACATTATAAAACCTAAAATTATTAAAAAACAAGAATCTATCGATGACACAATTAATTTTAATAAAATGAAAGTAAAAGAATTAAGAGAGTATGTTGTTCTGTTGGGAATCGATATAAAAAAAAAATCAAAAAAAACAAGCAAAATGATTTTTAAATTAAAAAATGAATTATTAAATGATATTCAAAATTTGGATAGTATCAAAACTATTTAAAAAAAATATTATAATTATATATCACTATGAATATTTCAAAAAGAGAATTCGAAAAACTTAATAATCTTTTAAATAATTTTAACAAATCAAAAGAAACTGAGTTAGAGGCAACAATATGGGGAGATTCATTTAGCAATAAAATCCTATATAGTAATTTTATGGCGGTTATTAATTATTATACAGAAATACTGGGTTTGGAATATACAAGAGAATATGTATTAAATATTAAAACAGCATCTTCAAATATTAGAACATCAATACGAGGATTAAACAATATCAAAATGTATTGGTTAAAAAATAAATTAATATCAGGAATTTTTATTAGAAAACGAAAGAAAGATACATTAGAATTGGAAGATTATGGTATAAGATTTAATTATAATGACGAACAAAAAGTTGATAATAAATCAAAAAATATTAACAACAGTAGATTATTAGATCAAAACGAAATGAAATATTATAGATTTAAGAATATAATCTCGATTAAAATGGGAAATTTAAGATTAGATTTAAGTTCTATTAAGCAGTGTCAAGGTAAAAGTTTTAAAAGTTCTGGTTGTTTAAAAGAACATAATACGTATGAAATTGAGGTAGAATTAATTAATAAAGAATCTGATAATGGAGTTAATAATTTAAATATTTTTTTGGAAACAACAGGAACGATTGTGGCATTATTGCAGGGCGGAAATTCGATTTTGTCATTTAGTGAATCTAAAAATATTTTGAATCAATATTATAAATTGGCTGGAATAAAATCTAATAATTCTTTTAATAAATTTATAAGCGCAAATCCAATATCACTAAGTAAAGTAAACCTAATTAATACAAAATCCGTTGTTAATATTTTGAAACATTATGCAGTTACATATAAGGCGGATGGACAAAAACATTTTTTATATTATTTTGATAATAAATCTTATTTAATTGATACTAATTTAAATATTAAGGGTGTTGATTTAGTTTTATTAAATACAAATAATACATTGGTCGAGGGCGAATATATATCTGATAAAAATTTATTTTTAATATATGATATTTTATTTTATAATGGCGAAGATGTTAGAAAAAGACATTTAAATTTGCCATCGAAAGAAAAACTAAAAAAAGACAGAAAATTAAGTAGAATTGAATTAATTCAATATCTTTATCAAAATTCAGAACAAAATAATTTAACAATATCTGTAAAACCATACAAATATGGTAATAATGAACAAATTTTTGAGGAAGCAAAAAAATTATGGAATGACAGAGAAAACTTAAATTATTTTGTCGATGGATTAATTTTTACTCCGGTTACAGAACATTATCCGCCTAGAGGAGGAACATGGAAATTTTTATTTAAATGGAAGCCCCCCGAGTTAAATTCAATTGATTTCTTGGTTAGATTTAAAAAAGATGATAAGGGAAAAGATATTGTAACACCTTTCTTTGAAAATGGTATTGAAAAAACTGTCAAAAACTATAAGACATTGGTGTTATTTGTTGGAAAAAATGATGATAAATTTAATAAAGAAAATAAAAAATGGGAAAAAAAATTAATTGCAAGCGAATTCAATCCGGACGGTAATAATGAACACTCAATTGCCAAAATATTCGCGGCCCCAAATAATAAAATTTATACATCAGATATTTTAACAGGTGAAATAGACGAAATAAAAGATGATACAATTGTCGAATTTACTTATGATAAATATTGTAATGAAAATTTTGGATGGAAACCAATCAGAGTTAGATACGATAAAACAGAAAAATATAAGAGTGGTAAACCGCTTTTTGGAAATTATGAAGATGTTGCAAATGATATTTGGGAAAAAATAAATGATCCAATTACAGAATATATGATTACAACAGGAGATGTACCGGAAACATCAATTAAATATTATTCAAACACTAATAATAATAAATTTAATAAAAAGAGTAGATCACAATTACAATTGTTTCATAATCAATATATTAAATCACAACTAATTGAGTCTGTGAGTCCAGGGAAAAATAAAAGTAAATTTTACGGAGAACTACTGGATTTGAGTTGTGGTAAGGGGGGTGACTTGCCAAAATGGAAAAAATCCAATTTAAAGCGTATTATTGGGATTGATATAGATAAGCCTGGATTAAGATATGCGATGAATTTTTATAAAAAATATCCAAGACCTAAACCAAGTGTATATTTTGTATGGGGAGATAGTTCAAAATTAATTTTTCCAAATTATGATGCTGGTTTGGATGATATGTCTAAATTACGATTAAAAGAATATATTCCTAATAAATATAATTTTGATATTGTAAGTGTGCAATTTAGTTTGCATTATTTTTATGGTAATAGAAAATCAACTGAAAATATTATTCAAAATATTCATGACAATCTTAAAAAGGGTGGGCATTTTATTGGAACATGTTTTGATGGAAAGACTGTTTTTGAAAAATTAAAAAAAAATCCTTTATTAGAGGGAAAAGATGAAGATAATATAATTTGGAGTATTCAAAAAGATTATAAAATAAGAACATTTAATGATAAAAAAGATTTTTTTGGTAAAAAAATTAAAGTATATTTTAAGTCAATTGGTCACACACATATTGAATATTTGGTAAATTTTGAATATTTTAAAAAAATGTGTAGTAAAGTTGGATTAAAATTAGTTTATGTTAAATCATTTAGTAAAATATATGAAGAGATGGAGAAAGCAGGTAACAAATATAAATTAACAGAAAGTGAAAAAGAATTTAGTTTTTTAAATATAGCATTTGATTTTGTTAAATTGTAATTTATGCACTTAATTGTAATTTATGCGCTTAAAAGATTAGTGATATTTATATTTATGTTTAGTCAATTTGATAAATTTACTTTAAATAAAGATAAAAATTACAACAAGGGAATCATATATAAAACATTATCAAAAAAAATTTATTTACTTAAAAATCAAATAGATGAGTACATTGATATTTGGGATAAAATCAAAAAAATATCAAATCCATATGAATTAATTTATATTAATTATAGGGATGGAATCTCAAATGTATTCCCGATTAGCAGATCTTTTTTTAAAATGATTGAGTTATTAAATAAATATCAATTACTTGAAAATAATTTTAATAACATTGCATGTTTGGCAGAAGGGCCCGGTGGTTTTATAGAAGCATTAGATTATTATTCAAATAATAAAAATATAAAAATTAATGTACACGGGATAACATTATCACCTGCTAATAGGGGTATTCCTTCTTGGAAAAAAATTTATAATATTAAAAATACAAATAAAAAAATATCTGTTACATATGGTAATTTATATGATAAAGATGATTTAATTAAATTTAAAAATACTCATTTTCTAAAACACAAAGCATCATTGGTAACTGCTGATGGTGGGATTGATTATTCAGCCGATTATAATAAGCAAGAACAATTATCATATAAAATAATTTTTTCAGAAATAGTAACTTCGTTTATGATTTTAAAAATGGGGGGAAATTTTGTATGTAAATTTTTTGATGTATTTTCAACTGTGACATTAAAATTATTAAAATTAATTGATATGTATTTTGATGATCTTAAAATTGATAAACCAAAAACAAGTAGAGTTTTGAATTCAGAAAAATATATTATTGCAACCGGATTTAAAGGAATTAAAAAAGATGATTTAAATAAACTGATTAATTTAATAGAGAACATAGATGAAAATACTATTAATATAAATGAAATTAAACTGAACAATAAATTTATTCATACATGGCATATAATAAATGATTTAATATGTGGAAAACAAATCAAACATTTGAATTTAGCAATAGGGTTTGCAAAACAAAAAATTTCCGATAAGGATAGAGAAGTAATTGTAAATGAACAGATTAAAAATGCAAAAAAATGGTGTATTAATAATGATATACCATTAAATATAAAAAGTAACTATTTACACTGAATTTTTCTCCAATTTAGGTTTAACATATTCGTCGTAATATCTTTGACCCATATAAAGTGATGCATCTTCATAATCGACTTCTTTATTAGTTACCTTCTCTCTAACCTTTAACATTTCAATTAAACGCGGGAAATCAAAATTATATGGATCGTCTGCAATAAGATTTACAAGTGCTGGATATACCTCATAAAAATCTTTATATTGTTCTGATATTTTTGCTCTATTTGAGCCATTTTGTTTACAAAATTCTATAACTTCTGCAACATTTTTTAAAATTTTATCATTTGTATCTTTGTTCATTTTATAAATATATATAATATATCTATAAATAATATATGGATTATAAACGATTGTTAATTATTTTATTAATTATTATAATTCTTGGTTGTGTTTTTAAAAAATACAATAACATAGAATCTTTTGAAGATTATTCGGTTAATTTAAATAATGTCGATGAAATATATGCGAAACTTTATAATATTGTGTTTAATGAAAAATTGATTTTAGACTATGATGTTGATAAAATTAAAAAAACATTGACTAAAGAAAGTATTATTTTAGATGCTGGTACTGGTACTGGTAAATATTTTGAATACTTTTTTAAAAATTATAAAATAGTTGGTGTCGATTTATCAAAGGAATTATTAAAATATGCAAAAATCAGATGCCCTATTGGTGATTTTATGATTGGTAATTTAAAAAATAGTGAATTATATCCAGATAAAAAATTCACTCATGTTTTATGTTTGCTGGATACTTTATATCATAATGATTATAAATCACAAGCAATTATATTAGAAAATTTTTATAAATGGCTAAAGCCAAATGGCTATTTATTTTTGCATGTTTTAAATTATAATAAATTAATACCATCTCCCAGAAATTATAGTACTTTGTATCTTGATGATTATAAAAATGTTCATTCCTATACTGAATTTGATAAGTTTAACCACGACGGATACTTTATTAGAAAGAATGATTATGTAATTTACAGGGAAAAATTTAAAATGAATAATAATAATAATATTAGATTTCAAAATACAAAACTCTTTATTCCAAAAATAAAAGATAAAATAGTTAAACAATCAATGGAAGCTGGATTCGAAGTTAAAAATATATATAAAATGAACTTTTATGATGACACTGATTTAGAATTGTATTTATTGAAGAAAAAATAAAATATATCATTAAATTAGTATAATGGTTGTTTATAATATTATTAAAAATACAAATCCATCTGCTAAATCAGGTGTTATTGGTTCAACTAATACTGGAAATGTTAAATTACAACACGTGGTTACTGTTGACAATGCCAATTGTTTATTAAAATATGCTGATTCTGATTTATGTTATGGCGATTGTATAAAAAATATAAAAAATGTCGACCATTGCTTGTGTATTCGTAATAATGCATGTGACGAAGATTGTTTAGAAAAATATCAATCTGTTGATTATTGTAAATGTATTAAAAAAGGAACAAATGTTAAAAAATGTAAAAAAAATTATTTAACAGAACATTTTGCTGTTCCGTTAGATTACGGTGAGCTTAAAACGAATATTAAGACATCTGTTATTATTGTTTTGTTAATTGTATTAATAATTTCATATTTTTTCAAAAAAAAAATATTTGGTTAATATATATAAAATGCCAGGGAAGTCACGTTACACCGAAAAACAGTTTAAAAAAGATTTAAATCAACTTAACAAACTTATTGGTAACTTTAAAAGTTCCAAAGGAGGAGGCTCATGTAACGTAGAACCAAAACAAGAAGATTTTACTCTTTTATACGGCGGTAAAAACGACGAACCAGATGTGCGTTATTTCACGGTTGTTGAACTAAATGGGCGTAAAATTGTAAATGGAGGAAGACCCAAAATATCAAATCTTTATACCCGGGGCGAAAGAAAGGGACAAATGCGTAAGAATAAACCGACGCCCGCTGATGCAGCCGCAAAAGCACTTTCCACATTTTGCAGAGATATGAAAGCAACTAATAAAACTAAATGCCGTATTACATTTACTATCCAAGAAATTACCCGTGGTTCTAAAAAGAAGTTATATGGTCCATATTACGGATATTACAAAAAACTCAAAAAGCCAATCAAACGTGTTAAAGTTGATAAGAATGGAAAAAAATCGACATATTTTTTTAAATATAGACCAATGGTTGAACTTGCTGGAAAAAAATAACTAATTACTTATAATAAATAATATTTATTATAATTATAATGAGTAAAAATGATACATATCAAATTGTTGACTATCCAAATAAGGGAGAAAAATATGGATCATATAAAGGAAGAAGCCCAGGTCAAGTTGCAAAAAAAATTACAGGATTCTTAGGGAAAAAAGAAGGACTTTATAATAAAAACAATGGAAGTAAAAAATTTATTGTATTTACCATTATTAATAACAGAACAAAAAAAGAATATAAATATACTGGAACAAGAATAAAACTTAATAAACCAATAATAATTACCAGAAAAGATGGGTCAATCGGTGAGTATAATTATAAAACAATTGTTGCTAAATATGATAAAAATCACAATATAATGAATGATAATGAAACATAATTATATATAGATTATATATATGTCTGATTTTTTTATAATTGATCATTTTAAATCACAACCAGAGAATGTTCATCTTGATATTATAACAAATAACAATCACTTGCCTATTAAGGCATCACATAACAAAATTAACCACACACATAAACAAAATGTTGAAAATTCATCATTTGACGATCTTGTACAAGAACCACCCCAAGAAGGAGGAGGTAAATTATATATCGTTAATGATAATATTAAATTTAGAACAAAGGATAAAAATCCAGAAAAAATTGCAGCACAACTTGTTGCCCCATCTAGAAAAAATTGTGAATTTTTAATTAGTATGGGGAAAAAAGGTAAATTATTTAAATGTGTAAAAAAAAAAGGTAAAATATATAAGGTTATCCCTCTTTATAATTATAACTCATTGTAAATAATGTTTTCTACACACTGCCTCATAAATATCCGATGTACCAATCTCTACTTGCTTATTATTCTTTTTTATTTTCTTTGAAAAATGTGCAGGTGTTCCATCACTGCACCTTTTACACAATGCTGACATTTTTTTGACTGTATTTGCATATGGTATTAATTTTAATACATCACCAAAAGGATTTCTATTGGCGTCTCCATCAAGTCCTGCTGCAATAACAGTTTTATTGTCTTCTTCAACCCATTTAATAACTATCTCATGGGCATCTTTAAAAAACTGTAATTCTTCGATTAAAATAACATCTGCTTTTTTAAAAGCACCCTCGTATTTTTGTTCTACATCTATTAATTTGTCTACAATAACACAGTTGTCCAATATATTATTATTATGCGTGATAATTTGCCTGCTTCCATAACGTTTATTTATTAAATGATTAATTGGAAGTACTACCTTGTTTATTGCTTTGTAATTATTTGAAATCCGGATAAGTTCTGTGCTCTTGCCCGCAAACATTGGGCCAATTATTAAATTTAAATATGACATTTGCTATTTAAGATATATTATATATGCTTTAAATAATCATTTTTTATGATTGAATAATTCAAATTCATACGCCAAAGATAACGATATAATTAGCGTAAAACAAGCATTTAATTTTTCTTTAAAATTATTACTATTTATTGCCTTTCCACAAATATCAGATAAAATAGTTGCAACATTTTTTGTATTACCATGTTTAGAATCATAATATTTTTTCCAATAGTCATTTTCTTTTGTTATTTTACCCCTTAATAATTCTCTAAATGTTTCATGTTTAACAATAAAATCATGCAACAATGATATTAACGATTTAATGGATTCCATTTTTTTGGACAAATTAACAAGAGAATTATTTTTTTTTAAAAATTGAACATTTCCCTCTACCAACTCAGAACATGCTTTTAAAAAATTCAATCTATTGTCATTGTATTTTCTTAAAAAATTAGGCTTATTGCCATCATCACCAAAAGATAATAGAGTATCAAAATTAAATTTATCCACATCACCATCACCAACAGGCTCTTTTGCAAGATCCGCAAATTTATTCGCTAATTCATATAATTTGGCTTTGTCACTTTTGACCCTATTTGTTTCCTTACTATTTACTACACTAACAGCATTATAAAAATTTGAATTAGATAAAGCAAGATTAGACATTTATATATAAATATAATATAATATAATATAATATATTCGAAAGCGCAATATGCTTAAAGAGATTTAGATATTTTTTATGTATATGTCAGATGCGTCAAAAAAAAAAAGAGGAAGAAAGCCCAAGAAAAAAAATGAAGTAAAATTGGCAAAAAAAAGAGGAAGAAAACCCAAAAAGGTCGAACCAAAAAATGTTCCAGAATTAGATACTAAAAAAACATATATATTACATATCCCATTAAATAAAAAAAACCTTGAATTATCAGATGTTATTGTTAAAAATGAACCAATACCTTATTGTCCAGATAATAATTTTTCAGAATATGTCAAAAAAAATACACCGGACCCGAATGATTCTTCTAAAAAGACTGATTTTATGATTATTCAAGATTCAAATGAAAAATTATCTAATCCACACAATGATTATATATCATCAACTGATAAATATATTAAAAAAAATTTAAAATTATTAATGCCTGAATTTATAGAAAGCAATAGCAGAAAAACATGGCCTTTATCTGTTAAAATCGATTGCCTATGGTGTTGTCATTCTTTTAAAAATATTCCGATCGGACTTCCCCGAAAATATTTAAATGGAATATTTTATGTTACTGGTAATTATTGTAGTTTTAATTGTTGTGCTTCATATATTTTTAATTCATTATTTGTTTTAAGTAAAAAATGGGAAATGTTTTCTTTATTAAATCTTATGAAAAAAAATTTATTAAATATAGAACGATATGAAAATAAAATAAAACTTGCTCCACCAAGAGAATCTTTGAAAAAATTCGGAGGATTTTATAATATACTTGCTTTTAGAAAAGCATCTGTTTTAGAAAATAAAACATTCAATATCATCAATCCACCAATGATTTCAATTATACCAAAAATCGAAGAAAATATAATGAACTATTCATTAAAAAATGAAAAATCATTTATTCCACTTAACAAAGAACTTGTTAAAAAAGCAGGTAAATCATTAAAATTAAAAAGAAAAGAAAAATCAAATAAAAAAAAAAATACATTGAAGAATTACATGAACTTAAAAATTCTTTGAATTTTTAAGTAGAATTAGGTATCTTTAGCGCCTTTATAAATCTAAAAATAAAAACAAATGATATATTATATGGTGTTATGCAAATATAAAAACTTATTTGGTGAAGTAGGAAAAGGTATTCATTCATATAGAATTTGTAATATTGCTGTCATTGATGTTCTAATGACTATTTTGGGTGCGTTTATTTTGCACTTGATTGTTCCAAATTATAATTTTTCTCTTATTTTACTTATATTATTTTTATTAAGTATTATTTTGCATCATTTATTATGTGTAAAAACAACTATTGATAAATTTTTGTTTGGTTAAATTACTTAAACAAGTAATAATTATTTATTTTATATAAAATGGTATTATCGATTCCGGGCTATGATTTGTATAAAAGATATCATCAAAATAAAATCAATAAATTTATCCATATGTTATGTATTCCTATGATTTCTTGGAGTATTTGTGTATTTCTAAATACACCACTTAACTTATTTCTAATAAGTTATTATACATATTTATATAATAAAATATTGATTTATCAAATTAGATTTACAAGATTAGCATATTTAAATATATATATTTTTTTTATATGGATAATGGCACATTTTTTTAATACGTGTGGTAGCAATCAAAATCAAATTGCTTTTGGAATATTTTGTTTAAGTTGGATTGGACAATTTATTGGACATGGTGTATTTGAAGGCAATAGGCCGGCATTATTAGATAGTTTATCACATGCGGTAATATACGCTCCTTTATTTTCATATTTTGAACTTGAAGAATTTTACTTAAACTTATAAAAATATTATATATTAAATGAAGATTATCTCATGGGATATTGGAATTATAAATTTGGCATATTGTATTATAGAAGACAAAAAAATATTAAAATGGGGTACTATTGATATTAGAGAAAGTGAAGTTAAAAAAAAGAAAAAAAATATTTTAAAAATTGCACCAATTCTTATAAATAAAGTTCATGGAGATCCCGACCTAATTGATGTTGATTATGTATTAATCGAAAATCAACCATGTATGAAAAATCCTTCAATGAAATCAATTCAAATGATTTTATATACTTTTTATTTGATGTGCAAAGAAAATAAATGTTCTGATTCATCTTGTATCAAAGATATTTTTTTAATTTCTGCAAGTAATAAATTAAAAGTATATGATGGTCCAGTTATTGAATTAAATTATAAAAGTTCTTATACGATTCGAAAAAAAAAAGCAGTTTTACATACAAGATACTTTTTAGAAAATAATTGTAAAAAAGATGATTGTGAAGAAAATCAAAATTGGTTAAAATATTTTAATAGTAATAAAAAAAAAGATGATTTATCTGATACTTATTTACAGGCCCTTTATTTTATTGCTAATTTAAAAAAATTTAAAATTATTTAATAATGCTACTATTAGTAGCACCACCATATTTCCAAATAAATCATACATATTACGCCGATCGATATTTAAAATGAAACAAAAAGTTTCAAGTCGGAAATCCGCATATTTTTTTATAATTGAATAAAAAAATAATATAATTAGTAATATTTTATATATCTCATAATCAAATATTCGATAAAGATAATATTATCGCAAATATAATGGACCAATTTAATCAATTAGATATTGATTTCAATTGCATCACTTGATTTTTTATTTCTTCTTCCATTTCCACCACTTTGCAGGCTGTTTAAAATATCATCAACGCCTTGCGGTCCTCTCATATTTCTTGGTTCTCCTGCTTGATCTGGTCTTGGTCCGACTTGAATATTGCTTCTTGCATTCGACGATGCATTAATCCCTTGTGACATCATATTTAAAATTGGATTTGATGGTGCGACACCCATATTATTTCCCATTGTATTTAATGTTGCTTGTGATAAATCCCGCATTAAATCCGGATTTCTTTTTAATACCTCGTCAAGACTTGGTGCCGAACTTTTAAATAATGTATTTGTTAAATGGAACATAAATGCGCTTCCACCAACCATCAACATTAATTTTAACTCGGGGGCCATTTCCACACTATCATTATACTTATCATGTAGCTCCTCAAAAACTTCATCATAATCTGAAATATTTTCCATCTGGCTCTCCGACCATCCACCCAATTTTACATCGAGTGGGTCGAATTTGTCATTTAGATATTCCACACCACTTGTAATTGCCATTAATGCCTTTCTATAAAATTTAATACTTTTATCAACATCCCTTTGTCTTTTTACCTTATTAAATTCATATCTAATATCATCAACATTAGATGCCATTGTATATTTTCTTGAAATTCTATAACCTTGTTTTTCTAATCTATCTAATCCATATAATAATTCCTGTTTCTCTTGCAAAATTTCTTCATATGTTTTTGGAATTTCCACCTCAGATGACTCATCACTTACAATTGACTCGGTGGCTTGATTTTTTGAATCTCCCATAAACTCATTGTTATCAATTTCACCATCTACATCACCATCATCATCGTCATCACCATCATCATCGTCATTAATTAAATAGTCATTACCGCCATCATCACTTTCTACATCGCTTCCTGAACTGTTTCCGCTTTTTTTTCTTGGATTTGATAATAAATCTAATCCTGAAAGCGGTAATTTTTTTGATGTTGGCGAAAATTGTTTATTCTCAACAATCCTTATATTGTTATTATTAGCAGGAGTATCACTAATTATTGTAACTTTTCGAGGATCATTTACTAACTGAATATTATCCATTTCTATTATATATTATAGAAACTATTTACTTAAATAATACGCATATTACTTATTTTTATTTTGATATTTTTTAATAGTATTAAGTGCATTCACATATTCTGTTTTGGTAATTGGTTTATTTTTAATCATCTTTTTAGGAATAATGCACATGCTGCTGTCCTCTTTTAATAAATATGAAAAAATAATTATAAACCCCAATGTAATTAAAAAAGAAATTTTAACATCACGCGTTGCAATAAAGGCAATGCAAAATACAATTGCTCGCCTTGCCAATGGACTTTCAAATAAATCATCAAAAAAATCAGGAACATCTCTCATTATATGTCTTCCGCCCAAATTCATCATTATCATTGCAAGGCCACTAAAAACTTTACTATTATTTAATATACTTAATGATTCCATATATACTATTATGAGATTAATTATTTATTATTTATCTGTTCGTCTAATTCGGTAAACATTCCATGTAATTCTTCATAATTAAATGCTTCTTTAATTTTATCTGATTCTTCATCACCTACGAGATCTTCTTGTTGAACTTGTTGAACTTGTTCTATTTCTAAATCAGAATTTCCAACTAATTTTAAATTTTCAATTATTAAATTTGTTTTTGAAAAAATATCAGAACACAATATTAACATAATTACTAATGCAAATGCAATAACTTTAATATCGATTTTATTAAAAAAAAAATAAAACAATAATAAAATTATAATAAAAGGAACTGACTGTTTTCTCATTATATTATTTAATTTTTTGTCCTCTGATAAGAAAAATACAATAAGAATTAAAGATAAAATTATTAAAATAGTTTTCATTATATATATAAATATATATTAAATAATAAGCGAAATAACTTTGTTTTTTTCTGTATTTTTTTCTGTATTTTTTTCTGTATTTTTTTATGTATTTTTTTCTGTATTTTTTTCTGTATTTTTTTCTGTATTTTTTTCTGTATTTTTTTCTGTATTTTTTTCTGTATATAATATAATATAAGAATGCCCAATATTAACTACTGCTCTCTCGAAGAAGTTTGGGGTAATAATAATATCAAAGAAGATATGGAAAATTATAATAATACTAAAAAAAACATTCATAAGACACAACTACAAGCCTATGATGAAAGCCAAGAACTTTTTGATACATCTGATTATAATGAAATTGTTGATATGTACAATGGCGGTGCCAATAAAAATATTAAAAGCGAACAATCCAAAAATAATAAAAAAACACACGATTCCGTATTAACAAATATTATTGAAAAATTCTCGACATTATCAGATGATGAAAATAATAATGATTTAATATTACTTGTTATTTTGGGTATTTTTATAATATTTGTAATGGATTCTCTTGTTAAACTAAAGATTTCTTTTTGAATAACATACTTTTTAATGGAATATAATCATTTATGATTCTGAATTTTTCTGCATCTTCATTTGATTCGATTGATATACCACATTTTTTTCTCGATTTTACATTTTTATAAGATTTTTTATCTGGTTGATCACTAAATCCTTTGAAATTAATCATTTTTGGTTTGGTTATCGAATTGGGTATGCGAGAATTTGTTCTTCTAAATCCTTCAAATTTATTATCATTCCCAAAATTCCAACTTGTAAATATGTATGCTGGATGAACAAATGATGCATTAAATCCATTGTCTTTTAGATGCTCCATAATAAAAACAGCACAGAACCCTTTTCTAAATAGAGGTTCTCCGATAATAAAATTTGGTATGGTATAAATGCAATATGATTGATTGTTATCGGAACACGTCTTAATTTTTAAATAACATTTTTCTAAAATTCTTTTATATGTTGTATATTTATATCTATCTCTCTCGCACTTGTTCTTTTGAATTTGATTGACATTTATTGAATAAAAATCATCCATATTATAATAATAATTTATATAAAAAAACATTATTATTAACTTATTAAAGATGAATAACTATAACACTCTTATACTTAGTGGTGGTGGCATGAAAGCAATATCTATTATAGGTGCTCTTAAATATTTTGAAGAAGAAAATATTCTTAAAGATTTTAAAACTTTTATTGGATCATCTGCCGGTGCTGTTCTCGCATATTTAATTACCATTGGATATACTTCGAATGAATTAACAGAAGTTATATCTAAAATTGATCCAAGTTGTCTTATTAAAAATGATATTGAAAATTTTTTTACTAATTACGGTGTATTTAATATATGCGACATCGTTGAACTAATTGAATCCATGGCCAAACAAAAAAAAACAACATTGAAAATTACTTTCAAAGAACACTTTAAAAAATTTAAAAAAAATTTAAAAATAATTGGTACAAATCTTACAAAAACAAAAACTGAATGTTTTTCTTATAAAATAACACCTTATATGAATATTTATAAAGCACTTGAAATTACGATGGCCGTACCATATATTTTTTGTCCGATTAATTATAATAATAATTTATATTGTGATGGAGGTGTAAGTTGCAATGTACCATTCAAATATTCTAAAAATAAAAATAAATCACTTGTTATTATATATAATATTCAAGAAACAATTGAATGTGATAATATTTTTTCTTATTTTTATGCTTTTGCTGCAATTATGTCAAATGATATTAAAATACTTAGAAAATATAAATATAATTGTTTAAATTTATATCTTGATAAATACTCTACATTTAAATTTAATCAATCGCAAAAAAACAAATTGGCGTCTATTAATATAAATTATCTTTTAACCAAACAATACTTTAATCGCAGAAAATTATTATATAAATATTTTTACTTTTTTTGTAAAAACTCTAACATTGATGAAAAATCTCTATCTCCATTATAGTCTTCTCCTGGTGCTCCTGTTCCATTTGGATGATATTTAAATGTTGGAAATCCTTGAACATTATGAGTTTTTGCCAATTCTTCGTGGTTATCGCAGTTCACAGCAGCAACATGAACATTTGTTTTATTTTTATTTGCTAACTCTGCAAAATGTGGCATTGCTTTTTTTGACCACCCACACCAAGGTGCATAATACATAACGAATGATTCTTTTGTTTTTGCTTTTTCTAGGTCCGTATCGCTTTCTGGCAATTCTGATGTGGAAAATGCTTCAACTCCAACTTCACCTTTTAAATTACCCACACTTGCTGCAATATTTACTGAAAAAAGAGGATTTTGTCTTGGAACAAAAACTGCAATCAATAAAACTATAACCAATACACCAAAAAGAATTTGATGCTCTTTTTTTAAATTTTTAAATAAATTAAACTTCATATATATATTATAGATATAAAAATAATGGCAATGATATAAAATTTGCTTAAAGATTAACATATATTATAAAATATAACTATGAGCACAGCAATTGGAATTGATTTGGGAACAACATACTCTGTTGTTTCTGTATATAAAAATGGCCAAGTCGAAATTATAGCAAATAATCAAGGCAACAGAACAACACCCTCATATGTTGCATTTACGAATAAAGAAATACTCATTGGCAGTAGTGCAAAAAATCAATCTGCAAGAAATCCAGAAAATACAGTATATGATGCAAAAAGATTAATTGGTAGAAATTTTAGCGATAAACAAGTTCAAGAAAACATTAAAAATTTTTCATATAAAGTTAAACAAGCACAAGGTAATAAACCACTTATTGTTGTTGATTTTATGGGCGAAGAAAAAGAATATAGACCTGAGCAAATTTCATCAATGGTTTTGACTCATATGAAAGAAATTGCTGAAAATTATATAGGAGAAAAAGTAACAGATGCAGTTATCACTGTGCCTGCATATTTTAATGATGAACAACGGCAATCAACAAAAGATGCCGCGGCTATTTCTGGATTGAAAGTGCTAAGATTAATTAATGAACCAACAAGTGCAGCTATTGCATATGGCTTAAATGAAAAAGAAAATCAGGGAGAAAAAAATATTTTAATTTTTGATTGTGGTGGTGGAACATTTGATTTGTCGATTTTAACAATTGAAGATGGGATTTTTGAAGTCAAAAGCACGGGAGGAAATACTCATCTTGGCGGAGAAGATTTTGATCAACTATTAGCAAATTATTTTATTAGAGATTTTAAAAAAACAAATAAAATGGATTTAACAAAAAGTAAAAGATCTATTAGAAGACTGCTAACTGCATGTGAAAGAGCAAAAAGAACATTATCATCATCGACAACGGCATATATTGAGATTGAAAGTTTATATGAGGGAGTTGACTATAATACAACAATTACCAGAGCAAAATTTGAGCATTTATGTGATAGTTTATTTAAAAAAACATTAGAACCGCTTAATAGATTACTTCTTGATTCTAAATTATCTAAAAATAATATTGATGAAATCGTATTAGTTGGTGGTTCAACAAGAATTCCAAAAATTCAATCAATGTTAAGCGATTATTTTAATGGTAAAAAATTAAGTAAAAACATTAATCCAGATGAATGTGTTGCATATGGTGCAGCTGTTCAGGCTGCAATTTTATCAGGAAATAGAGATGCTACATTAGACCAGATTTTATTAATTGATGTTGCACCATTATCACTCGGCCTGGAAACAGCGGGTGGTGTAATGACAAAATTAATTCCAAGAAATAGCACAATTCCAAGCAATAGAAAACAAGTATTTTCTACATTTGCAGATAATCAACCAGCAGTTACAATTCAGGTATATGAGGGTGAGAGAACAATGACAAAAAATTGTAATAAATTAGGTGAATTTCAACTAACTGGAATTCCACCAGCACCAAGAGGTGTGCCGAAAATTGAAGTATCATTTGATATTGATGCAAATGGTATTTTAAATGTAAGTGCAAAAGACCAAGGTACGGGAATTGAAAATAAAGTTGTAATTAAAAATGATAGTGGTAGATTGAGTTCAGATGATATTGAAAAAATGGTAGCAGAAGCAGAAAAATATAAAGATATTGATAAAGCAAATAAAGAAAGAATTGAGTCTAAAAATAAATTAGAAAATTATTTGTATAATGTTAAGGCAAGTTTAAGTGATGGAAAATTAACATTTACAGATGATGATAAAGCAGTACTAAGTCAAACATGCGAGGATGGATTAAAGTGGTTTGATAATATTGACGATGATAGCGAAAAAAATGTTTATGATGATAAGCAAAAGGAAATTGAAGGAATTATTACACCAATTATGACAAAGACGTATCAGAATAATTCAGACAAAAATAATGATGCGACTGAGGCGACTGAGGCGGCTGAGGCGGCTGATGTCGCAAATGATGAAGTTGACGATGGACCGACAATTGATGAGGTAGATTAAGTCTGATGTGTAAAAAATAATATCAATAAATATTGAACTATGGCGAAAGGTAACGATGTATGGAATTCTATTTCTGATCAACCATCATAATTAAATTATTATTTTACATATTGATTTCTTCCAATTTTTGTTTGATTTGTTCTAATTTTTCCAAAATTGGTATTTTCATTGATTTTGATCCAATCCATATTTTTTTACCACTTTTGGTTAGTTTTAATAAAGGATGTTTTTCAATTTTAAAAAACTCTCTATATGAGTCATTTTCTTTTGTTCTTCCTTTGATATACGATCTTTCTTTGTAATATACTACATATTTAGGCATCATTTCTTGTGTTATTCCTTTTGGTAATGATTTCGCATTTTTTTTTCTTGCTCTTTTAGTTCCTTCAATACATCCTTTTGAATTTTGTTGTTGTTGTTTCATGGTTGCAATTCGTAAATTATCATACTTGTTATTTAAGGGATTTCTATCAATATGGTCAATGCTTAATTTTTTTGTACCCTGTCCTTGATTATATAAATTCATTATAATTTGATGCATATAAATTTTGAGTGGATTTCCCTGTATATATCCCGACCCTGATTTATGCCATGTTAGTCTAATATTATTATTTTTTTCAAAATTCCGAATTATTTCAAGTGATTTTTTACATAATAAGCAATATATATCGGTACCACAATGCATTATATAAGTGTTGTTAACTCCATTATCATTTGTAATCCAAATTGGATTTTTAATAACATAAGCACTACATCCATTTGTTCTATAATAACCCTCATAAACCATTGTTGCATCATACTTTTCCAAATATGCTGAAAATGTGTTTTTTATTTTTTTAGAAATTTTAAAAGTTATTTCTTTAATTGGTTTATTCTTTTTTTGTTTAACATTTATTAGTTCAATCTTGGATTTTACTTTTTTTTGTTTTATTGCTTTTGGTTTCACTATTTTTTCCTTTCTTTGTATAATTTGATTATTTATCAAATCATATACTTTAATAAATTTTTTAAATGTCTTTATTAAATCACAATATGGACTTGTTGTAATTATATTGTTAGTTGTTTTGCACCAGGTTAATTCTAAATTATTTTCATTTTCATAATCTTTAAATTCATTAAATATATATGTGGGGATTTTAATAATTGTATCCATATTACAACATGTTATATATGAACTTTTTAATATCCACCAAGGATTTTTCATTATATATGCTGTTGAACCAATTGAATCATAATGTCCATTCTGATATGATATAATATCAAAATTTTGTTTAATTAATTTATCCATTTTATGAACAATTTTTGTATTTATTTTTCTTAAATCGTGATTATCTCCATTTTTAAATTTAAAATTTAGTCCATTTATTTTATATTTATACAAAAATTGTAAAATATTAATTTGTTTTCCATTATTTAAATAATAAGGATATTCATTTGTATTATCAATCTTCCATTGCTTATTCTTATTAAAAAATCTTGCAAATTGTTCATTATCAATCTTAATCTTAATTTGATTATTAAAATTAATCGAAAATTCGTTTGTTTTAATGTTATGTATTAAATCCATGTTATACATTTATAATATGAATTTAAGTTTTAAATCATGTTTTAATCAGTTTTTAATTAATTGTTATTAGATATTATTTAAATATATAAATATATTTTAAAATATACAACTGTCCAATTGCTTAATTACTGTATGCAAGCCCTCCCATACCACTCATGATTCTAAGTACATTGTAGTTGGTAGCGTATACGCGAACCTTGGAGCCCATGTTGTGCGTAGTGTTTGCATTAGCGACAGATGACTGTGGTGCTTCCTGTCCGGCTGCTTTTGGTGTAAGTTGAAGTTGGAGAACAGCAGAGTCAATACGGCTCATGTTGCAAGTACCAGATGGTTGATGCTCTTCTGGTTTAAGTGCGAATGAGTACACGTTGATACCAGTGGCTGGTACATTGGTGTGATGCTGGTATGGCTGGACAAGATTGAAGTATGAACCGAGACGCTCCTGGAAGCGATCATGTCCGTTGAGTTGGAGTTTGGCACGAACGACCGGGTTGCGTCCTGCGCGGACCGGTCCAAGACCGGAATGATCATCAGCAGCGCCTGCATCAGTGATGCCGAAGTTAACCGGTGCACCGAGGGCAGATGAAAGTTCGCCTGGTCCGGTACCCCAGTTTGACCCAAGGGCAGCCTGGACCTCAGAAACGGTAAGACCAAGTTCGTGTGCAAGGTTAAGAAGGTTTGATCCGCCAAAGGTGTTGTCTGCGTTATGTGTTGGGTTTGCACCCGCACCGAGAAGGAGGGGGAAGCTCTGGGAAGCATATCCTGCCTCGACGTTGGCATCCTGGTCAACATCGTCTGTGTAATTGCTCCACTGTTTGTATACCGCGGCGACATCATCGCGTTGGCATACCCAGACAAGTTCTTTGCATGGATGATTGAAATTGAGTTTGATTTTGACGTTGGTAGACTGTACGGACTCGTCACCAGTGAACTGAAGCTGTTCGATAAGGTACTCGTGGGAGACCTGGGCGAATCGGCGACGCTCATCAGTATCGAGGTATACGTAATCAACGAAAAGAGATGCATACTCAAGAGGGGGTACACAGATACAGGAAGAAGAAGTGTTTCCACCTGAGCAGTTCTGTACACAACACATACCATCTCCCTGACTATTGACAACGTAAAGTTCGTCTTTAGGGCGGAACTCCATGTTGATTTTGACCTCATGGTACTGAAGGGCAATAAGTGGAAGTGCGAGTCCTGGGTTGCGGCAGAACCAGAACTGAAGTGGTACATAAAGTGTAGTTGCATTAACCTTGGTAAGACCGGCGCCCGTGAGTGAAAGGGTGTTACCAACCATGTTATCATAACCAATCTGGTGTCCTGGTTCCTGTGTGAGTTCGTTCCAGATGTTGAGCCAATCACCATATTGTTTGTCAATACGCTGTCCACCAATCTCAACTTCAACACTCTTGACAAGAGCGTGTCCAACATAGTTAACCCAGCGGAAGAAACAGCGAGAACCGGAAGAGTTGCTTGTTCCTGATTTAGAAAGAGCTTCTGGGACAGTTACTTCTGGGAGTGTAACCTGTAAGTAGACACGGTTAATTAAATCGCCGTTGCGGCTAACTGTGCAAGTAACTTTTTTACCAAAATCAACTTGACCGTTAAAAGTCTGTTCGATTGACTCCATTGCGAAGTTAGTGTGTCTGCGATAGACAACCTTCCAGAAGGTAATTTGAGGATTACCTGTGAGATATACATCCTGTGCGCCATAAGCGACTAATTGCATTAAACCACCACCCATTTTGTTATACACTTAGATTAGAAAAAAAATTTCTAAAAAAACGCTTAATTAATTTTGATTAATTAAACATTATTAGTATGCTTACATGTTTTTATCCAGTTTTCAAAATATATTTAAAAAACTTTTTTTGCGTTTATATCCGTGCTTATTCATAAAAACTATCATATTTTGAGATCCCATACTTTTATTGCATAATCCACAAATTGGTCTAAGATTTTCTAAATCTGTTTTACCTCCATTAACTTCTGCCTCAATGTGACCACACTCAAATACAAAACAATCCAACTCTTTGTGACAACAATAACATTTGCCAGAACCTTTTCCTTTACCAATATATTTATGCCATATGTCTCGTTTCAAGCACTTTGGAATTGTTTGTTTCTTATAATTACAACAAGGTTGTTTTGCACCATTAAATATATAATCAATCCATTCATAATTATAAAACATTCCTAAATATAATCCTCCTTTTTTTTTGCATAGTTCTAAATAATATTCATTTGGTCTTTTTCCTTTTAACGGAAAATTTTTTTTATTCATTTTATTATATTTTTGATTTTCTTTTTCAATCATATCTATTATTTTTTCCGCCGTTAATTTTGGATATTTGCTAATTATTTTTCCCAATTCTTCTTGAAATATATTTATATTCATGTTTGGTCTATTTGGTCTATTGCTGTTTGAAAAAAATTTCCTATACTTTTTTGCAAAATATAAATATGTTATTTTTGGAATATGATTGGATACATCTTCTGGCATTTTCGGTACCGGTAGTGATTTATTTATTACCTTGAATAAATGTTTCATCTCTTCATTTGAATTTACTTCAATCTCATTTATATAAATTTTGAAATTATTTTTTTTATGTTTAACTAAATATTTTATTGCATAATACCTGTGTTGACCGTCTATTAAATATTTTTGTTCATATTTAATATTTTTTGCAATACATAATGCTCCTATAAAATTAAATGTTTTATTTTTTTTATAATATTTTAATTGATAATCAATAATTTCTTGAACTCTATTATTATCTTTTGCTCTTTGCAATGTTGGAATAACCAAATCATATTGTAATAATTTTTGTGTTGATATTAAATCAATTCTTTGTCTATTCATTTAGCGTCTCTTAAAAATAATTCTAAATATTTCTTTAAACTATAATCGTTATCATCAAGCATTACTTTTGGTTTTATAAATTCATATAATTGGTTATTTACATCTATTTGATTATCGCTATTATTTCTTTTTGTTACCTTTTTAACAGTCCATCCATCTTCTATTGCATTATAGATAAATTTAGTTTTTTCCAATTCAGATAATTTATCTGGATTAATTTGATTCATATAATGATCAAAAATACAAAATCTTTTATTCTCTAACGAACTAATATAACATTTTGCATAATTCGTCAAATGTGATTTCTCCATCATCTAATTTATTTTCTACATTTTTAAGCCATTCATCAAGACCACGCCGTACAAGAAATAATTCTATTTCACCATCAATCTTGTCATCTCCGGTCGGTGTAATATCATCTGCCATACTTTTTTTTAGTTCTTCGATAGTGATTTTTCCATCTTTTCTACATTGTGAATCTAACCAATCAAAATATATTTTAATATTTGCTTTATTCGTTTATCATTATTTCTTAAAGACTAAATAATATATATATATATAAATGTCGGCGTTTAAAATTAAGCATGACAAAAAATATATTCATGATAATAGGATAACGCTAGATGCGAAACATAAAATGATTATTAATAAATTTAAAAATGAAAAAAATAATATTCCAATTATTGAAGAAAATATAGATAAAATACAAGAAGAATTTTACAAATTAAATTTAATTAAAAATAATAAATTAACTGATGATGAATTAAATAGAAAAAATTTTTTAAAATACGAACTATTAAATCTTAGAAAAAAAAAAGAAAAACTAATATCAAATAATGAAATGAATAATTATTTCATTCAAACTGCGCCAATTCTTTATAAATATTATGATAATATTTCATCATTTGGTAAAAAAAAAATAAATAAAAATGATATTTTGACTAATACAAAAAAAAACAGCGTTATTAATTATTTTTCTGTTATTGGAAGAAATACTAAAAAAATTGTTAAAAAAAAAGAAAAAAAGAAATTAAGCGATTATACAAATGAAAAGAAAAATTTTAAAAGATCGTGTTTATTAAATGAATATCTAAATATTGTTGATGATAATTACGTCAAAAAAACAAAACAAGAGTTAGAATCATTTGGAAAATGTTCCAAGTGTGGCATTGATAAAATAATTATGCAATCAGAAGGATTTATTGTCTGTGAAAAATGTGGCGAAAAAAATAATATTATGATTGATTCGGATAAACCAAGTTTCAAAGACCCTCCTCCTGAAATTTCATATTTTGCATATAAAAGAATTAATCATTTTAATGAAATTCTTGCTCAATTTCAGGGGAAAGAATCTACAGAAATACCAGAAGAAGTTTTTGATAAAATTATTATTGAAATCAAAAAAGAAAGAATAGTCAATATGGCAGAATTAACTAATAAAAAAGTAAAAGAGTATCTTAAAAGATTAAGATTAAATAAATATTATGAACATGTGCCTCATATTATTAACAGACTAAGTGGACTGCCCCCCCCTGTTTTAAGTCCCATTATTGAAGAAAAATTAAGAATCATGTTTAAAGAAATACAAGCGCCATTTAGAAAAGTTTGCCCGATTGATAGAAAAAATTTTTTATCTTATTATTACGTTTTACATAAATTTGTTGAATTGCTTGGATTCGATGAATTTAAATCATGCTTCCCATTGCTAAAAAGTCGCGAAAAACTTCATGAACAAGATAAAATATGGAAAGGTATTTGTAAAATATTACAATGGGAATTTGTTAGAAGTGTTTAATCAAATTTATTTCTACTTATTTATAAAAAATGTTTTTTTCATAAATAATTTTTGTTGCTTTCATTTTCTATTTGCTGAATCCTTTTTCAAGATTAAATAACATATAATCAAATACTTCTCTATTTATAAATCCAGCATGTCTAAATACAAAACCTGTTAATGAATCCTGCAATTCATTTCCTTTTATTCCGCCTTTGAAATTTAATGCTATTTTCGCAACAATAAATATAGTCAATGAAACCGCAATTATCAATAATGATTTATTTTCGCCAATAAAATTTTTAATACTTCCATCTTTACATGTTCCATCTTTATTCTTGTCTTCTTTATTACAATCTTGATTTTTTGTTTGCCCATAACCATAAACCATCCAAATAACAATTATAATTATCATATTTATTACAAGTCTTGATACATTTCTATATTTTTGTAATACCGGAAAATATATAGATGTTAATTCCCCCATTATTAACAAAAATGTTAAATACATCATTAATTTAGGGGCATATAAATACGAAAAATATGTTGTTGCAATCCAAAATAATATAGGTATTACCATCAATAATCTCACACTGAACCCTTTACGAAGAGCTATTATAACTATAAAAACAACCGATAATAAACTTAAATATAATAAAATATATTGCAATACGGTCGACGGTGATGTCGGAACACTTGCTTTAACACCTTCCTCCTCATCTTTGTCTTTTTCTCCTTCTGTTTCAGATGAAATTCCAGATCTCCACACTGTTAACGACATTACAATAATTATACTAACTAAAATAATAGCAAATGAACCAATTAATGTCCAACTTCCTTGTTTACCACTGGGCCACCAACTTCTAAATTGTTCAATTAACATAATAAAAGAAATTATTGTTGCCACCACAAATGTAATCCATTCCGTTGAAGTATTATAATTAGATATTTGGTTATTCGTCCTTGCATTATAAATCCCTAAATTATTTAAAAAGTACCAATCATATTCTGCTTTTGCTGAATCCATTGTGACCGAACCTGCACCCGGCAAATTCTCTGGGTTTATTCCAGCCGCCGATATGTCACATAATAATTTATTTAATGTTCCTTGCAATATTACATTTTTACTTGCATCATCTGTTCCATAATCTATTAAATTTTTAATAATTGATTTTGTATCTTTTTTTCCACTTGTAATTCCATCATGGACATTCTGTAAAATATTATTACAAGCACTTTTTGCACCTCCTTCCAATAAATCACATGGATTATTTGGACAACTTGTATTTAAAAATGTACACGTATTTTTTGGGTCTGCTTTTATTGGAAAAGTTATAGTTGAACCCCCAATATCAACAGTACCCTTTAATTTATTAAACTCTGAATGTTGATAACAAGAATCGCATATTGTTGTATCTTTATCTATATTACACTTAGCGGCCATTATCCTATATAGTTAATATTTATATTTTTAAATTACACTAATTATTTTTCAGAAATACCAATCATCGTAGCAAATGTTCCTAAACATATTCTTCCAACAATTATTAATACAATAAATATCGTCCTAAATAACGAAGGATCATATTCAGTAACGACACCATCTGTAATAAAATAATTCAAAAATGAATATAATACAACCCAATAAAAACTCAATGTTTTACTTGGCTCATCCCCCAATCCTTTTTGCAAACTGCTTGTCTGTGTTCTAACAAATAATACTTTATATAATTTACTTAAAAGATCAGTTAAAATTCCAGTTCCTGCTCCTAAATTAATTTTTGTGTTGTTATCTAATCCTTTCTTCCAATATTGCGATGCATTTTTTGTTAAAATTTCTTTGTTCTTTTTAAAGACCATATATAAAACAGAAGCAACAACAAATGACGATAATGTTCTATTCATTTCTAATTTGCTATCTTCTTTTCTTATTAATGTAAATATTCCAGTTATAAAGAAAAATAATAATATCATAATATCTGAATTTATCAGCCATTTTTTCCAATCTCTGAAAAATAAACTTTTTGTCTTATATCCAGATTTATTAAAATAACAAATAATATTCAAAAATAATCCACCAATTGTAAAAAACATGCCAATCCCATTCCAAAAACCAATTTTAAACTTCCATTCACTAGTTTTAAAAAATTCTACAAATGATAGTACACTATTTATTATTGCTGAACCAAATAAAACAACATTCATTGCAACCAATAACAATACTCCTATGTATGGAATAGTTACTGTAAAACTTAATGCCCAAAAAATCATACATAAAAATAATGCGCCCGTAAATAATAATGTAAAATTTGTTTCAAATAATTTATTAATAAAATAATAAAATTTACTATTGTTGTACTTTTTTAATTCTTCATCGGTTGGATTAAATGAACTAACTGTACTATATATTACCAATACAACCAATAAAATAAGAATTAACCAAAATAATATAGACGAAATCACGCCCTCTTTTCCCCAACTATAATTAGTAAAATAATTACTTCCAGCAAATATTAATCCCAAGCCAGTTACAAATAAAAATCCTAATGTTCCTACGTCATTATCATTTGCATTATTTTTAATTCCATTTTTATATATCAATCCCCCTATAATAAAACTTAAACCAACAATGATAAATATAGATTGTGTTCCATTTATTTTATCTACTTGTTCTACATTTAAATTAATTGTATTAGATAAATCACACTCGCATACAATATTATCAGTTGTTCCATAATTTATTTTTTCAATTGCACCCACTTTGATATTTTTGCCTATTTTTTGAGTTGCAATCATTAATGGTTTTTTATAATCCGATATAGATGTTGTTTGATTACCTTTTTTACCTGTAACTTTACATTTACATTTTTTAATTTTCCCATTTCCTATATCTATTTTCTTTGTGAATTCAAAATCAGTACTCATTATAATAATAAATCATTAGATTTTTAATTACTAACTTTAATAATTTTACCAATACCTCGTGTTTTTCCTTCTCTAAATAAAAAGATATCATCTGTTTCAATATATTCTGGGTTAAACATAAATTCAAAATTAACTCTCGCTCTCTTGCCACCATGCAAATATTTTTCATTCATTTCAGTTATTTTTGCACTTTGGCAAATTGTTTTACAATTTATAACTGGTTGATAATCGATCTTTATATTCGTTGAATGCGACCTTAATATAACCACATCTGCAATAAATTTTTTTGAATTATTATTATTATTTTTAACTAAAATAATTCCTTTTTTTAAGCTTTTATTTCTTACTTTAAACTTTTTATCTATAAATTTCAATGCCAAACAACCACTATTTCCAGGTTCTAAATAATTTATAAATGTTCTGAAATTATCATGCAGAGATTTAACAACTACCTTTTTCCATTTTCCTCTAAATGGACCTATAAATAAACTATCACCTTTATAAATTTTACCTGATATCATTTTACCACTCACCACTATACCAACACCTTTAACTTGAAATTTATCATCTATCGAAAATGTTGTTTTATTTTTTTTGTCCCATTTTATTTTTGGTTGTAAATTTTTTAAAAATTTTTTTAATAAATAAATATTTTCTCCCGTTTTATTTGATACCTTGAAAAAAGGCAATTTCTTTTTAAAAAGACCACCCGGCAAATCATTTATATACATAACATTAAATAAACCAATGTATCTATAATGCTTTATCATTTTATTTATATCTGAAATTGTTTGGTTATATATAAAATCATTACATAAATCAATTTTAGTTACCACTATAATAATTGGAATTTGCAATGCATATGCAATTGATATATGCTCTTTGGTCATTCTTGATACTCCCATATTTGCGCCAATGGTTAATAATACATAATCGATATATCCCCCTGTTAGCCCTCTTAGAGTTGTTTTTAAATATTTTTCATGTCCTGCTAAGTCTATAAATGTAATATAATTTTCATTATCTATTTCTAAATGTGCGTGCGAAATATCTGATGTTCTCCCACTTTCTTTTTCATGTGCATGTTTTAATACCAATCTTCTTGCCAATCCTCTTCCATCGTCTAATTGTCCGTTTGATAACACTGATACCAATGTACTTTTACCGGAATCAACGTTTCCGATGACTCCTATTCTTATTTCAATCATAACTAAAAATATATTATAATTATATTTTTAAGTATTTATTATTTGTGTTGAAAAATTATTTAACGAGGAAATCCCACAAGATTTGCACCAATACCAAATCCCGCGCCACTGCGAACAGTTGCGCCAATTGATGGAACATACATATCCAAAATTGCGAATGTCGCTGCTGCTGTTAATGCGATCATAAGCACTTCTTCTAGTTTAAGTTTTTTTCCTGATGGAATGTAGAATGCAGCCAATGCAACTGCTCCACCCTCAACAAGATATTTTAATGCTCTGCGAGCAACTTCTGCTAAATCTAATCCGTCCATTTTATATTAATAGCAAAGAAAAAAATTTTTAATAAAACATGCTTAAAAACATGTTATAAATAATATATATATAATGTCAAACTCAAATTTTGAACAAGAAGAGGATTTTCTAAGCGTAGATTCCCCAATTCCCGGACAAAACTATGCATGCTTATCGTTTGTATCACCAGAAACTTTAATGAAAAATAAAGAAATTTTTTCAGTTAAACATTTTTTGGGAGAACTTCTAAGTAATGAAGATAAAAAAAATTTAATTTTAAATCAGTCAACACTTAGTTATGACCAAGTAGCAGAATTATATGAGGGTCATAAATTAGAATATAGCACAGTTATTGATAAAGAATTTAATGAAAATAACGATTATAAAACAAGCTTGCGTTGTATAAAAGTTCGTGGCGTTTATGATACACTTAGGGAAGCAAAATATCGCGCACATAAACTTCAAAATAATGATAAAAATTTTCATGTATTCGTGGGACAAGTAGGATATTGGCTGCCATGGGATCCCGACCCGAATCAAATGAAAAATCAAGAATTTATGAATGATAAACTTAATGAGTTAATGAAGAAATATCAGGAAAATCGTGATCATAAGGATTTTGTTTTTGATAAAACAACTAAAGAAAGAATGAATAAGGCACGGGAATATTCCAATAAAAATAAAACAGAACAAGAACATGATAATGACAAAAAGAATATTGATGAGTTAAGAAAAGCAGCAACTGCAAAAGAAGGAACTATTAAACAACAAGAAATTCCTGTATTATTTGAAGATAATGATCTGTGGGTAAAACAAAAAGAAAATAAAGCATTAACAGAAACTTTGACAGAAGTATTAGAGGAGGTGTCAGATAATCTGTCAGATAAATTGCCAACAGTTGAAAAGACCATTTAGATAAATAATCTCTAATAATAATATAAATGAAATCGCTTATATTATTGCTTATTTTTATTGGAGTTATTTTTATGACAATTGGATATATCAAAAGCAATCAGATGTGCCCTCCTCCAATTGTTAAATTTAGATACTATCCAAAAACATTTGAACAAGAGATGAATAATCCAACACCTGTATTGGCTATATTTGGTAAAATGTTTACAGAGAAAGATGCTTGGATTGGTTCATAATTAAGCAAAAGTAATTATTGAATATAAACTTTCTTGTAATATAAATGTATTTATTCTAATAAAATCCAATTTATCTATTAATATATGAATATTTTTAATTTGTTTATATTCGTCTTTTTCTATTTTTATCATATCTATTGTTTCAAGATAATAAATAAATTGAATAAAACTATTTCCCCAATTTTTTTTTGAAAAAATCTTAAAAAATTTTTCTTCGACTACACCTATATTTTCTCTTTTTTTTAATAATTTAATAAATTTATTGGTGCTTTTTAATAATCTGTTATTATTATTAAGTTTTAATGATAAACCAAATTCCCAACTTCTTTGATTTATTTTTGGTAATTCAACTTTTTTAATATTTCCCAATAAAATTAGAGAAAAATCTCCGTTAATTCTTCTATCAAATAATTCATCATAAATTGTTTTCATTATTTCATATGCCTGTAGAGATGTCGTATTAATTTGTAAACCTAAATTTTTTCTAAGTTTACTAACAAAACTTGTTCTTAATTTAGCAATCCACCCATTAATCATTATTTCATGCATCGCATGAATCCAGTCCTTGTCTTTATAAACATATTTTTTGCATTTATGAACCCTACTATTCTCTGCAAGACAACCCAATAATTGCAATAACGAATTTAAATATTTTATTGGAAATTGATCGAATATTCTTAATTCTATTCCATTTCCAATTGTCATCCCGACACCAGATTCTCTATGTTTTGGGTTTTTAGGATCTGTGCTTCCAAATGTTCTAAAATTACTACTAAATCCAGATATTGCACCAGGCTCTTTTTTTTTTAATTTAGGTGCTAAATCCTGGCAGTAATTTACTAATTCTTGTTCGTCTATTTTTATTCCATCCCTCCAATAAGGTATTATATTTGCATATCTTCCAATTCCTTTTTTTAATTTTCTTATATCGCTTCCCGCAAAATTTCCCCAACCAACTCTCATTACTCTAAATGAACCCTTTGCCTTTACTTTTTCTGTACCCATAGATCTATCATCTGCAGAAAAAAATGCCGTTAACATTAAAGGTTCTAACCATTGTACCATATTTGCAAAATTTGCGTGTTGTTCTATGAATTTTTTTAATTCCATATTATCATTATATGGTAATGTTAATGTTACATGATAGCTTCCGGTATAATCTTTATATTTTCCTTTCCTAAATTTATAATTTATTGATTTATAATTACTTGGTAATTTAATATAACTATTCATCCCGAATGGTGCTTCCATGAGATGCCCATATGTACTCATTTTTTTTTTTAAGTATTTATCAATATTTTGTGTCATTATATTTAAATAATCATTTTCTCTTTTTTTTAACTCTGCTGTATAATCAAACATTTTTTGTTCTTTTCCCCCTATTGTTGATATTGGACTTCCAGTTATGAATTCTGGCATTCTTTCTTTATTTGCCCACACTCCTGGTAATGATTTTAAAACAACTTTCCCATTGCATATTCTTCCAGTTGGTTCATATGGTACTCCTAAAATGATTTCTTTATCTTTTTTTGATAATTTTTTTTTTAATAACATATATTGATATGCTTCTGTTGGTGCCAATATAATATCTTTAATTGGTTTATTTTTATCATAAGTAGGTGCATGAAAAAAATACATTTCATGTTCTAAACCGATTCCATACTTGTATCCTTTATATTTTTTTAATAATTTTTTTTGCGAATTTTTTATAATTTGTTCTATATTATTATTATCCATTTATAGTAATTTATTAGATATTATTCTATTTTTTTGACATCAAATGTTAATTTTCCTCGTCTACCATATTGCGATAAATCAATTTGCTCATCGTCTTCATCTTCATCATAATGTTCGTTGTTATAATTCCAAAAATCAACAGAACCCAACTTAAAATCATCATGACCATCCGCTTTATACCAAAAAACTTGATCTTCAATTTTATTACTGTGTGCCCCATTATGAATAACAAGACATTCGTAATTATCCGTGCACTGATCCATAATTTTACAAAATATATCAAATGTTGGAAACATTCCTGCATAATGTTCGTAAATTCTTCTTCTATTTGAAACAGTATTTTCTCTTAAAATAAATATATAATCAATATTTGTTCTTAAATGGGGTTTAATTCCAAGTGGAAATTGCATAGTTAAAATAAATGTTAATTTATAATGGCGCCCATTCATAAAAATACATCTCATATTTTTGTCTTTCGCCCAACTATTATCAAACAAACAATCATCAAAAATTAAAAATGCCCTTGGGTCAACATCTTTCCCATATTCACCAGAATTTATTTTCTTAATTATATCACCCTGTCTTTTTAAAACATTTGTTACCAATCTTGGCGTATACTCTTCGTGAATAAAAATTGGAGGTATAAATTTAGAAAAATATTTATTCATCTTTTCTGTTGGCGAAACAACTGTTCCTACAGGTATATCTTGGCGATGATATAAAAAATCTTTAACTAAAAATGATTTACCTGTTCCCCTTTTACCAATAAACACAACAATTTTATCATCGCCGATGGCATTCATATCGAATTTTTTTAATTTAATACTCATTTATAGTATTAAGTTAAATTATTTTTAATCTATTAGAACGCTGTTTTTTTAGAAATTTGGCAATCCCGGATTTATATTTTGTGTGGGCACATTTCCATATCCACCAAGCATTGATTTAATCTGATAACCCTTTCTTATTAAATAACATGCTCCAGCAGCTGAAATAAACGTAAATATGAATAATTTTAAAAAATATGGCTTAGATTTGTCATATCCACAAACCATCGCATCCAAATACATAATTACTGTAACCAAAAGCGCTATTAAAAATGCTATGATTAAAAATTCCATTATAAAATTATTTTAGAAAAAAAATAAAATTTTTAACCCATCAATCAAAAAATGTAGGCTTATTTGATTTAATTTCTTTCTTTTTTTTTACATGTCTTATAAATATTTTCTTCTTTATTTTTGGACGTTTAAATATATTATTTATTATTTTCTTTTTAAAATGCTCATCAGTCTTTTTTTGTGTTTTTTTAATATCAATAATATCTTGGACATCCATTTTGTTTAATTCTTCATCTTCTAATGATACCGTCTTATATTTAGAGAACGGAACGGCAACTGGTTCTACAACTGATTTTGCAACTGGTTCTGTAACTGGTTCTACAACTGATTTTGCAACTGGTTCTGTAACTGGTTCTACAACTGATTCTGTAACAATGTCATCATCCACCTTTTCTGAATCTGATAAATCCAATGCAAAATAATCATCAGAATTTAGTTGTTCATCTGCATTACTTGTTTCGTCAAATTTTAAATTTAATAATTCATCGGTTGTTAATACTGGTACTTCATATTCATCACCTGTTATATCATCAGATTCACTACTTAATATAGAAGATCCTGCATCAGAAGATCCTGCATCAGAAGATCCTGCATCAGAAGATCCTGCATCAGAAGATCCTGCATCAGAAGATCCTGCATCAACCATATCTTCTTCCGAATCACTACCAGACTCCAATTGCTCAACCATTTTATATTTTTTAACTTTTTTATTAGCAATATCGTCATCACTTAGTTCGTCTTCCTCCACAGATGTAGTTAGGTAATTATTCAATATTTGTCTGATTGGGAGCAATCTTCTTATAGCTTCTGATATAGATTCTTCGATTATTTTTAAAGACGACCTCATATTTATTTGGCGTTCGGAATTTCTTAAAGTTTTATCAAATAAATAGGAATTTTTATAAAATTCTCTTGCACCTTCATAATAACATTTATGAATAAATTGTGATAATACAGGCACTCTTAATTCTATTTGTGGAACACTTTTTTTATTTTTGACTGCCGTTAAAATTTTAACATTACTCACGAAAATAGCAGTTAATAATTGATCAATCCAAGTACATTCTGTTTTTTTTAGTATTCTATCTGTTTCAATTTCAATAAATTCTTGATTCCATTGCGGAATTTTAGTTAAATTATTTTGAAAATTATTTGGCTCATCATTATAGATTTTTTCAAATCCATTATATAATTCCGGCACAATCAATTTTTGCAACTGTTTTGTGTATTCATTTTTGGCATCCACTAAAATAGCAACATTAACATTCATTATTATTTAATTAGTATAAAAATATTGGTATGATAAAACGCATTATTTTATTTATAATATATATATATGAATAATTCTAACATGAATTTAAATTCTGATTCTGATATATTTGGTCTCGGAAATAATTCAAAATCTATTTCAAAATCAAATAGTAATTTTTTTAATAATCTAAATAATCTAAATAATGAAATCAACAATATTAATAATGCAATAAATAAAAATTCAGGCAATAAATTACACAATGATATATCGGATATTATTACTGGATATTTAGATTATTCTTTTTCTATTTGGTGGTTTATTATTTATGCTTTAATATTTGTTATCTTTCTTTTCTAATCACGTTGACTTAGCAAACGGACGTGCATACGGATTTGACTCTAATGCAGTTAACATATCGGAATCTAATCTATTTTGAATTGGTTCATTTGGTACTGTCATCTTTCTTCTAGTTTCACCACACTGTTCTACCTGTGGAATAGAATTATATGTTTTTGTTGAAACCATTCCTCTTCCATTTAATAATTTATTTTTTAAATCTCCTGTTCTACGAGTAGACATTTTAATATTCTTAGTACCTGTTCTTTTTTGCGGACCGCCTGTTGACGGCGTTCTTCCCTTGGCAATCTTATCCCTAATGCTCTTGGTAGTTGAATTATTAATTGCTTCATACGATTGGGGCATATCTTCACCTATTGCAGTTCCTGTATAACTAACAGATGTTTCTTGTCGTGTAGTTGCTTTTGGATTATGTTTTGTTACATGATATGCACCTCTCCCCCCCGCGTCTCCTGTTGCATTTGCATCACCAATATAATTAATAGATGTAGTATCACGATTGGTCTCATCAAATTTATATTTTCTAATTTGATATCCGCCATCCCTATTCTCCATTGCATCTGCATTTCCAACATAATCCTCAACTAATGTTGTTTCTTTCATAGTTGTTTTTGCAATGTCATCGATTTCTTTAATATATCCCCTCCATTGATTTTTATTAACATTTCCTGCTTGTCTTGAATTACCAATTACATTGGTCTTTCTTGTTCTTCTTAAATTTTTATTATGAAGTGCTGCATTATTTCCACCTTGAACATTTCCCGTTCTATTTTTACATGCGAGTTGCTGTCTTAATGTCTTTTTCATATTTGTGGTGCCTTTACCATAATCAAAAGCAGAACCAATCCATTCTCCCAGTGCTTCAATATTTCTCCATCCATAACTTCCCCATTCTTCTTTTGTTGATTTTTTATATTTCATTCTTCTCTTGCGATTTCTTGAACCATCAACATTGGTTGCTGGGCCAACATGAAATTTATTTGTTTCCTTTCTATGTGTTGGTTTAATAAGAATATTTGGTCTTTGTACAGGCCCTTTAACTGCACCAGTAGTTGTAAAATATCTGTCTGGATTATTAATATAAAATGTGTCTGGTCTGTTTTTCATTACAACACCCACCTTTCCGGTTTTGGATGGCTTTTTACCTGGTACAATTCTACCACCATATGAGATTTTCGGATTTGTTTTGACTCGCAATTGATCAACATGTTTGGGTAAAACATAATCTCGTGTATTTGCTTGCTGAAACCCACCAGATGGATTTGAATTATATCCCTGATTTAATCCCGGCCCAACTCTAATCTGCTCAACGGGAGCTTCATTCGCTCTTTTATTTGAGACATAATATCTATCTTTTTGAAATCCGTCTAATGTTTGAAATCCATATGGATTTGACATATTGTTCTTAACATCATAAAAACTTTTAACCTCTGTTTTTTTCCTATAATTTTCTTGAGAACCTGTGAAATTTTCAAACTGAGTGTGAGTCGCCTTTTCATCAACATTTTGTTTAATTGTTCCGCCAAAAAAGGGGACCATGTTGTTATGTTTAAAATTTTGGGGATTAATCGGTTCTCCAGTCAATGAAACTCCATGCCACCCCCCCGTATTAGTATCAATTTTTTTAACATGTATATACTCAGGTCTTTTATCATCTATTTCCTTGATTGGAGATTCATAATTTATATGAACCACAGAATTATCAACTTTATTACTTGGTACAACACCACCCTTTTGAACGGGCAAAAATTTGGCAGGAGGTCCAGGCATAACAACATTAGAATTAGGATTTTTTAGATCATTGTACATTTTTTGTGATAAATTTTTTACATGTTGTTCCACTTTTTGACTATAATTACTTTGATATATATCATTTCCACTTGGTTCTTTGTTATGTGCTGTGTCTTTTAATTTAACCAAATTATTTTCAGGAGACTTACTAAGAGAATACCCCAAGGCAATAATAGACGCTACTACTATATATTCCATTTATAATAATATATCAGATATTATTATGAATTATTCAACGGTTTATTTACTATTTACATAATGCTCGATATATTTTCCGGCATCTCTTGAATTTGTGTTTCATAGTGATCAATAATCGCTTTAAATTTGCTATAATCTTTCTGTGTTACAAAATTTATTGCAACACCCTTTCTCCCAAAACGACCACTCCTACCAATTCTATGAACATATGTTTCCTTCTCATATGGAATATCGTAATTTAATACTAAAGATACCTGCCGGATATCAATGCCACGCGACAATAAATCCGTCGATATAAGTACACGAATATCCCCTGCCCTGAATTTTGTCATTACATCATTCCTTTCCTCATGTGGCATCCCGCCACTAATACTACCAATTGTAAAATTTTTATCTTCTAAGTTTTTACTCAACCAATCTACGGTTGATTTGTGATTTACATAAATAATTGATTGAGTCACACGAATAGTTGAATATAATTCACATAAACAATCGAATTTATCTTCATCATTTTCAATTACAATATAATATTGTTTGATTCCCTCCAATGTAACTTCGTTAGTCTTAATTAAAATTTCAATTGGATTATTCATAAATTTAGTTGTAATTTTCATCATCTCATCTGGTATTGTCGCACTAAAAAGACCAATCTGTGTCTCTTTTGGAATTTTATTAAGAATTTTAACCATCTGATCCCTAAAACCAAAAGATAACATTTCATCTGCCTCATCCATAATTAATACCCGCAAATTAGACGGATCTACAATATTTTTTGATACCATCTCAGAAAGCCTCCCAGGTGTTCCCACAAGAATTTGATGATTATCGTCATAATCATATGAATATTTGCTTCTCTTTACTCCACCAATAACGAGTTTCACTTTATAATTAGTATATTTGCATAATTTAGTTGTCACATTATTAATTTGCTTGGCCAACTCTCTTGTCGGTACTAAAATAATTGCTTGTAATTTTTTATCGTTCTCATTTAATTGTTGCAACATCCCAATTACAAACGTCGCAGTTTTACCTGTACCTGACTGAGATTGGGCAATTAAATCTCTTCCCGTCATGAATGGAACAATTGCTTTCATCTGAATTGCAGATGGTTTTTCAAATCCATAAGAATAAATTCCTTTCATCATTTTATCAGTTAATCCCATAGATTCAAAAGTGTTATACACTTGAACATCTTCTGTTGTGTGTACATCGTTTATGTCTGTATCATTTAAAGTAGTCATTTAATAATATTAATATTATCTTTTTAAGCACTAAAAAAAAATGAATTTTATTATAATTTATACATATTTATACTAATTATAAATGAATACATTAACAAAATTTGAAGGAAACAACACATATGTGTTGCAAACAAATAACGCGATCTTGCTAGACTTATATGAATCAAACAAAGACAGATTCAATGTAATTAATGGATTACCCTTTTATAGTGGAGGGGAGTTTAAATTACCTCAAAATAAAAAACTTGCCGATAATATGATTGATATTATATCAAAAAATATAGATAGTATTTCTAATCCAACTTCTTTTGTAGATGCTGGCAATTTGAATGCAGATTTAGAAAAAGAGGATTCAGATGTTAGCATTGAATATAAAAAATTATTAATTAGAGCATATATTATTATTCACTGGAAGTTGAAATATCTTGATAATAATAATGCAAGCAAACCATCAAGGGTTAATTTTATTTTAAAAATATTGGAAAAACTATTTGCATGTTCGAAAGATTATTGGGGAAAAAATTCTGAATATACTGCGCCAACAATTTCAGATGTAATAAACTCATTGTTGAATGGCGACGAACTCGATGTTGTAATGATGAATTTTCCTACCAAAGCACTTCATATTTATGGATGGTAATTCCTATTATAATAAATAAAAAAGGATACATAAAATACTATATATATATTATGTAATGTACGATGAACGGAATTATACATATCGTTTTTATTGCTATTGTCGCATCATATGCGACTAGTTCGAATTTAGATTTGACCACAACATGTGCCGTGGAAGGTGACTGTGTCGTCCCAAAAGGGTGCGAACTTCCCAAACATGGTGCAAGCACGTTGGTCCGACTGGATGACATCCAGTGCATAGATCTTGATCAAGACGCAAGATACTGTGATACAGATTGGCGTAGGCATCTTCCATCTGAGTGGCAGATCCAGGGTGACAATGGGCGAGTGAATTCATGGAAGCTTTACCCCTCAAAGAAGGTTGAGGTGATGCAGTACGCACAAGACGTGGTGTTGCTGGAATACCATGGAGAACTCGTTTTCACTGTACCAATGGGTCAGTCTACCACGCAAGATGACACATCAGGAGAACAGGCTGTCGTTCGCAATGTCCCGTCAGGAAAATGCGAGCGGCTACTTCGTGTGTCCATTCGACCCCATGGAAGATGGGCTATCAGCAACACCATAAACAACATATGGTCGGCAATCGTAATCCTTGCATTTATTATAGGGGGAGCGTGCTGTCTGTGTGGAAAAATGGATGGGACTGATTTTGCAATGGCCTGTTTCTTTGGAGCATTGTTCGGCTCCCTATTTGGGGGCAGACAGGAGGACAGATGAAACAGCAGTTGAAACAGCAGTTGAAACAGCAGTTGAAACAGCAGTTGAAATAGCAGATTTATAATATATACCTAACCACACCTGTCATACTTATACAATGCGCCGATAAATGACCCGGGTGCATTCATAACAGTTCTAAAATCTGGTAATTTTTTCTGTACTGGAAGCATATTATTTATTGCTGGCGTTGGAACACACGGTTTAAATGTGTCTTTTGCGATCATTCTTGTTGGTACATCATATTGCGCTCCAAATATTACACCTTTTTGAGGGTCTAAACAAAGAGGATCAAATCTATTTACTCCCGAACCTCTTAAATTTGATGCAGGATTACTTAATCTGGTATCCTCTGTGGGAAGAAAACAAGTTTGCATTTGATTTACTTGAGAAAAATTATTTCCTACACCATACACACAAGAATATTGATCATCGTTATTATTGCATTGATTTTGGAGATTATAATTTCCTGATGATGGTACAATTCCATGAAGTTTCGATTCAATATCAACTGTATTGCCATTAAATCTTTCAACACCACTGGTTTGTATTCTTACTTCTGGATTAGATTGAAAACACGATATACAATCTTTTGGGCCACCAATTTGATAATGACCGGACTTCATCGATTCTGCAACTGAATGTCTTGTATTTGTTTTATCATACATATTACGTGTAAAACTCATTATATAGTATATTGTTATAAAATAAAATAAAATAGTGTAATCCTTGAATCGAACCATATTTACACCTTTCAAATGAATTGAACAAATAGTTTATTCTTTGAATTTATAATACAATACAGAAAAAATAATTATTGATATAATAAACAATAAAAAAACAAAGTAATTCGGTTTCCCTATTGTAAAAATACCCTTACTTTTAGAAGGTGCACCCATTCCTTCAAAATTCATTCCAAAATAACCAGTTATTAAAGTAAGTGGTAAAAAAATAAGACTCATAAGTGCAATAATATTTAATGAATTTTTTTGTTTATACTCAATAATCATCGAATTATAATTATCTAATAGTTTTATTTTATGACTAATTTTATCTAATCTTTCTCTATCTTTTTTTATTTTTACTTTATTATTGTATTCATATAAATCAATTATAAAATGTAATCTTATAACTCTTTTTTTCAATTCATGTAAATTAACAATTATTATTTGATCTTTATGCGGTTCACCTGTTATTAATAAATATTTATCTAATTTTATAATATCTTTCTCTAAATTAAATAATTTATTTTCAATATCTTTGTGATTCATTATATATATTATAGTCCCAAATAATATTTATTATATAAATTTTTTATATTCTTATTATTTGAATCCAAAACGCATCCGCAACTATAACATTTATCACATTCTTTATAATTTGTTTGCATACGACCTGTTCCATTGCACAAATAACACTTGTTGCCATCGCAATTTTTGCATTTTTTTGGAACACATTTAATTAGTCCGCATCCACCACATTGTCCACACGTAGTTACATATAATTGTAATAATTTATAACTATTCATATAATTTATATAAATAATTATTTTTAATCTTTTTTAGTATATCCGCAGTAGTCTAAATTTTGACCAACCGGAACAACAGTTTGACTGTAATTTATTAACTGGCATGTTGACTGGGAGATTAAATCTCTATTTGCAATTCTCAATTCTTCTTTATTGCATTTTGGATTCGTTTTCTGGATTCCTTTTAACTTTGATTCTAAATCAACCAAATTCCCAGAAAATAATGATACATTGTTTCCCCCAACAGTTCCAAATTCCATTCTGCACTTTGAACAATTGTAAAATTTACCTGGATATAATGCATATTCTAATCCAGCATCATTTCTATTTAATCTATTTGCATAAGCACACTTGTCATATATTAATCTTGTCGATTGTCTATCTGAATCCATTTATATTTATTACATTTATTTTTTTCTAAGATATAATGCAATTGCAATTAATATCACAACTAATAATAATAATTTTAATAAATCGCTATTATCAACTGGTTCATGAATAATTTCTCTTATAATTCTTGGTCTTTCGTTATAATATGGTAGCGGTACAGTTCGTGGCACCCATCTTGGTTCTATGTTTGGACGATTGCTGTGGCGTTTTGGATGGGGTCTGTGGTGAGGCGTAGGCGGACCCGGTGGACCTGGTGGACCTGGCGGACCTGGTGGACCTGGCGGACCTGGATGAGGACCTGGATGAGGACCTGGATGAGGACCTGGATGAGGACCTGGATGAGGACCTGGATGAGGACCTGGATGAGGAC